CTAAAGGAACTGGAACATCAGGTTCTGTTGGAATGATTGTTCAAGGTTTAGTTAATGGAGCGCAATCAGTTACAAGTAACGGTATAGCTGCATACTTAACGACAAGTGGAAACATAACAACAACAGTACCTACATCTGGATATGCAAGAATAGTTGGTTATGCATACAGTAGTACAATATTTTATTTTGACCCAGATAAGACTTGGGTTGTAATAGCAAATCCATAAAACTTTCATTATGGAATTTATAAATCGTAATCTTACATTTACTGAAAATTCTATATACTATATAGATCCAGACACACAAGAAACTCATTATATAATGATGGATTGGGAGAAACCAATTATGAAAGCTCATGCTGATTATATTTGTTCAAATGGTGGGGATATTTTAGAAATAGGTTTTGGTATGGGAATAAGCGCAGATTATATACAAGCTAATAATATTAATTCACATACTATTGTAGAGTGTCATCCTCAAGTGTATAATAAAGCACAAGAATGGGCTGAAGACAAACCTAATGTAAATATTATTTTAGGAGATTGGTATGATGTAAGAAATTTTTTAAACGCATATGATGGATTATTTTTTGACACGTGGGGATATAATAAAAACGGTGCAGAGTTTAAAGATATAATTAAATATTTGATGAGAAAAAATGGGTTAGCAACTTGGTGGAATAGTTATAATAAAGAAGACAATCAGCTGGGTATAAAAGCTGATAGTTATGATATTATACCAGTTAAACCTAGTCCTAATTTATATTTTAATTATTCAGAATATTATTTACCAAAAAAACAATTTTAATTATGGCTGAAATTACAGTTAACGTAACGTCAAATAGACAAGGATCTGTTTTAAAAACAGGTAGTGCTGCTCAAGACTGGGATGATGTAATTAATTCAAGTTCAGGAACAACAGTAAGCTCAGGTGTTAATCAATCTATAGCTATAAGAGCGCAATCATTTGTTGACAGAGGAAGTAACGAAACTTTTTCATGTACGAGATCATTTTTTTACTTTGATTGTAGTTCACTACCATCTGGTGCTACAGTAACCGCAGGAACTTTTACGGTTAATGGAGTTGGTAATTCAGGAACTAACGCAGTAACATTAATAGAATCAAACAAAGCTTTTGGAACTAACGGAGGGTCAGCTTTAAGTGTTAACGATTTTGATACAGCGGCTTTTGAAGATCAGTTCTCATCTGACTTAAGAGGTAGTGATACTCTAAATACATGGAATGCAGGCACAGGTAATTCAGGAGAAAATGATTTTCAATTAAACTCTACAGCTATTGGTAAAATTAACAATTCAAATCCTAAACAATTAGTTTGTGCTTTAGTTAATTTTAATTTTGATTATAGTGAAGATTCACCAGGTTCAAACACTACAGCAACCAATGGTGTTTATTTTAATACTTCTGGAAATTTTATGCCCAAATTACAATTAGTTTATGATGAAGGCGGTTATGGAAACACTATAAATGGTATTACACCAGCAGCAGCAGCTTCGTTTGATGTGTGGCAAGTAAACCAATATAATCTAAAGGGTAGTGAAACTCCATTAGCAACTGCCGTCAATGGTATAGAATAATTAAAAAAAAAGTATTATCTTTGTTCAAATATAAATAATTTAAATAAAATCAAATGAAAAATTTAACACAAGAAGAATTACAGTCAGTACAAGACATTCACAACGGATTTAACAAAGCAAAAATTGACTTAGGTGATCACGTTTTACAAAGAGAAGCTTTGATAAAAAACGTAGAAAACATAAGACTAGAGTTTGCACAAATTGAAAAAGATTTAATAGACAAGTACGGAAAAGACTCTGTTATTGATTTAATGACAGGTGAAGTAAAGTCTAAAGAAGAAGTTGATGCAACTGCTAAAGTAATAGAAAAAGCAAAAGCTGATACAGACGATCATAATAAAAATCTTAAAAAAGCATAATGTCTAAAATAAGCAATCAAGGCGCATACCCTGCTTTATTACAACCAACACTAAATGACTATTTAGTTATAACTGATTTTGATAATAAATTACAAACAAAAACTGTTACTTTAAATTCAGTTAAGAATTTGTTTGATGTTAGTTATGGTGATGTTACAATAGAAATAACTTCGGCAGAATTAAAGGCTTTGTTAGCTACACCTAAAACTTTAATAGCTGCGCCAGGCGTAGGAAAAGTTCTTGATGTGTTAAGCGTTTTTGCTTATATGGATGCTGGAAGCGCTGCTTATGATTTTGCTGACCCTGTACAAGTAAAAATGGGGACTTCTGCTTGGGCAAACGTTCCTACAGCATCAGTAATGAACTCAGCAGTAGACGCGGCTTTTCATTTTCAAAAACAAACTCTTGCTTGCCCTATTAATACATCTATTGTATTTCAAGCGCAAGGTCAAGAAGCTACAGTTGGAAATGGAACAATGAAAATCAATCTACGTTTTAGAACATTAGATTTACAAACATTCTAAAATGGTTATCAGAAAAATTTCTATAGGAGCTGATTATAAGTCAGGTGCAATGCACTATATAGTTGGCCAAGAAGTTTTAGGAGGTAAACATAAAATTCATCTTATTCAAAGTGATACGGAAACTAAGTCATATAAAATTTGGGTTGAAAAAAATTCTGAAGTTTTAGTTTGGAAAGAATTTAAAACAACACTTCCTATATCATTAGAGTATAATATAAACTTTTAATGAAGTCCCCTTTTTCTTTTATTGTAAAACCTATTAATAATAGGCGTTATTCTAACGTCAAAAATATAGGTGGCTTAGATTTTATAACTAGTACTTCAGAAGAAGACCATACTGTTTCTAACAGGTATGCAGAAGTTGTTGAAACTCCAATAAATTATACTGGAGAGGTTGAGGTAGGTGACACGTTGTTAGTCCATCATAATGTTTTTAAATTTTATAATGACATGTATGGAAGAAGAAAAAGCGGTAAAAGTTTTTTTAAAGATGATTTATTTTTCATAGACCCTGATCAGTTTTTTTTATTTAAAAGAGATGGTAAATGGAAAGGCTATCATAAATATTGTTTTGTAAAGCCTAGTTCAGCAAAAGATAGTTTTGTAAAAAAGTCTGGAGTTATAGAGCCTCTTATGGGAGTGTTAAAATATTCTAACACACAGCTTGAGAAGTTAGGTTTAAAAGTAGGAGATGAAATATCTTATCAACCAGAAAGTGAATATGAGTTTAATGTTGATGGAGAGGTATTATATAGAATGTTTACAAACAATATAACTCTAAAACTAAATGGATAGTAAAGTTATTAAACTTCAAATTATAGAAGCAGGAGAAAAAGCTGTTATACAATTAATTAAAGTTGCAAAAGAAGATATTATTAAATATAATACTGAAGATGAATTGGCAGCTGATAGATTAAAGAATGCAGCGGCAACAAAAAAACTTTGTATAATGGATGCTTTTGAAATTATAAAAAAAATAGACGAAGAAAGAGCTATGCTAGATGGGGTTGACATAAAGACAACTAATACACCAAAAGGATTTGCAGAGTCAAGATCAAAATAAAATATATCACATAGTCAAGAAGTTAATTCCTAAGTCTGTTATTTCTAATAAAAATAAAGCAAAGAATTGGCAATACGGATATAATGATAAATACAATGTAGTTGTCATATCTAAAGACGGTACTATAGGCGATATATATAATATAAACAATTTATTAGTTGCACTTCCTGCAACTCCAAAATTAACTTCAAAAGAAAAAAAAGAAAAACAATTCTGGAGAGCAAAACCTATTCAAAAAGATTTAAAAAAAATTCAATCAATATTTCATTGGCATCAAACATCTCCACAGTTTAAAGCTAAATGGGTTGATTATATAGAAGGAGAATTTGATAAAAGAGAACAAGGAGATTGGTTTTTAAATAATGGTATTTCTACATATATAACTGGAACACATTATATGTATTTGCAATGGACTAAAATTGATGTAGGTAATCCTGATTTTAGAGAAGCTAATAGAATTTTTTATATATTTTGGGAAGCCTGTAAAGCTGACTCAAGAAGTTTTGGAATGTGTTATTTAAAAATAAGACGTTCTGGATTTTCTTTTATGAGTTCGTGTGAGGGAGTTAATCAAGCTACTATAACAAAAGATGCTCGTATAGGAATATTATCTAAAACAGGAGCGGATGCAAAAAAAATGTTTACAGATAAAGTTGTTCCTATATCAAATAACTATCCTTTCTTTTTTAAACCGATTCAAGATGGTATGGACAAACCTAAAACAGAATTAGCTTATCGTGTTCCAGCATCTAAGATTACTAAAAAAAACATGTATGACACAGGTGATGAAGAGCTAGAGGGTTTAGATACAACTATAGATTGGAAAAACACTTCTGATAACTCATATGATGGGGAGAAATTACAATACTTATTACACGATGAAAGTGGTAAGTGGGAAAGACCTGAAAACATATTAAACAATTGGCGTGTTACTAAAACATGTTTAAGATTAGGAAGTAAAATAATAGGTAAATGTATGATGGGTTCTACATCAAACGCATTAGACAAAGGAGGGGCAAATTTTAAAAAATTATTTGAAGATTCTGACTGTAGTAAAAGAAATCAAAATGGTCAAACAAAATCAGGGCTGTATAATTTATTTGTTCCAATGGAATGGAACTTTGAAGGATATATAGATAAGTTTGGAATGCCAGTATTAGAAACTCCAGCTAATCCTATAATAGGAATTGATGGCGAAGCTATAACTATAGGAGCTGTTGAATATTGGACAAATGAAGTAGAGTCTTTATCTAATGATCCTGATGCATTAAATGAATTTTACAGACAGTTTCCTAGAACTCATTCACATGCTTTTAGAGACGAATCTAAACAATCTTTATTTAATTTAACAAAGATATATCAACAAATAGATTATAACGATTCTTTAATTATTCAACATCATGTAACAAGAGGATCTTTTCATTGGAAAGATGGTATAAAAGATTCGGATGTTGTTTGGAGTCCAAATAGAAACGGAAGATTTTTTGTAACTTGGACACCAAGAAAGGAATTACAAAACCAAGTAATAAAAAGAAACGGTAAAAATTACCCTGGCAATGAACACTTAGGTTCTTTTGGTTGTGACTCTTACGATATATCTGGAGTTGTTGTTGGTAAAGGTTCAAACGGATCTTTACATGGAATGACAAAATTCAGTATGGATAAAGTTCCAGCTAACCATTTCTTTCTAGAATATATAGCTAGACCTCAAACAGCCGAGATATTTTTTGAAGAAATATTAATGGCTTGTATATTTTATGGTATGCCTATTTTATGTGAGAACAATAAACCTCGTTTATTATATCATTTTAAAAACAGAGGGTACAGAGGGTTTTGTATGAACAGGGTAGATAAACCTTTTAGTAAATTATCTAAAACTGAAAAAGAATTAGGAGGAATACCTAACTCATCAGAAGACATAAAACAATCACACGCTTCAGCTATTGAATCGTATATTGAAAAACATGTTGGTTTAGATATGAGTGAAGATTATAGAGATAAAGATGATATGGGAGAATGTTATTTTCAAAGAACATTAGAAGACTGGGCAAAATTTGATATTAGTAATAGAACTAAACATGATGCATCTATTAGTTCTGGTTTGGCTATTATGGCTAACCAGAAGCACTTATACACACCGACTAAAGAAAAATCAAAAATAAGCATTAACTTTGCAAGATATAATAACACAAGCAGAACAAGTGAACTATTAAAATAAATGAAAGAAGTAACTATAAATATAAAGTCAGCTGTATTTCCAGACCAATTTGCTTCTGATTCCGACAAAAAAAGTTTAGAATTTGGATTACAAGTTGGACAAGCTATTCAGTATGAATGGTTCAGAAAAGATGGTGGTAGTTGTCGGTTTTATAATCAATGGACTCAATTTAATAGATTAAGATTATATGCTCGTGGAGAACAGTCAACTGCAAAATACAAAAACGAATTAGCTATAGATGGAGATTTAAGTTATTTAAATTTAGACTGGACTCCTATATCAGTTATTCCAAAGTTTGTAGATATTGTAGTTAACGGAATGTCTGACCGATTGTTTAAAGTAAAAGCATATGCTGAAGACGCAATGTCAGCAGAAAAAAGAAATCAATTTCAAAGCATGGTGGAAGGGCAAATGATTGCAAAGCCCTTATTAAGTCAAATTTCCCAAGATTTTGGTGTAGATGTATTTACAGTTCCAGAAGAAACTTTACCTACTGATGATCAAGAGTTAGAGTTATACATGAACTTAAAATTTAAACCAGCGATAGAAATTGCTGAAGAAGAAGCTATTAATACTTTAATGGCAGAAAATCATTACGATGATACAAGAAAAAGAGTAGACATGGATTTAATGGTGCTAGGAATAGGAATGACTAGACACCAATTTCAATTAGGTCAAGGTGTAGTTATAGACTACGTAGACCCAGCAAATGTTGTTTACAGTTATACGGAAGACCCTTATTTTAAAGATTGTTTTTATTGGGGTGAAATTAAAACAGTACCAATTACTGAACTTGTTAAAATAGATCCAAAAATTTCTTTAGAAGAAATGGAAAAAATTTCTAAGTACAGTCAATCTTGGTACGACTATTTTAATGTAGCGCAAATGTATCAGAACAGTATGTTTGCTAAAGACACTTGTACTTTATTATATTTTAATTACAAGTCTACAAATACTTTTGTATATAAAAAGAAAGAAACTGCAGATGGGACTTTTAAAACTGTAGAGAAAGACGATCAGTTTAATCCTCCACCAGAAATGATGGAAGAAGGAAACTTTGAAAGAGTAGAGAAAAGAATTGACGTGTGGTATGAAGGAGTAATGGTAATGGGAACAAACATTATATTACAATGGAAAATGATGGAAAATATGGTAAGACCAAATTCTTCTAATCAATATGCATTACCTAATTACGTAGCGTGTGCGCCTAGAATGTACAAGGGAAATATAGAATCTTTAGTAAGAAGAATGATTCCTTTTGCAGATTTAATACAAATGACGCATTTAAAAATACAACAAGTAGTTTCAAGAGTTGTTCCAGATGGTGTATTTATTGACGCTGATGGATTAAATGAAGTTGATTTAGGAACAGGAAACGCATATAATCCAGAGGATGCTTTAAGATTATATTTTCAAACTGGTAGTGTAGTGGGAAGAAGTTACACTCAAGATGGAGAGTTTAATAACGCTAAAGTTCCTATTACGCAATTAACTTCTAATAGTGGGGCTAACAAAATGCAAATGTTAATTGGAAACTACAATCATTATTTAGATATGATTAGACAAGTAACTGGTTTAAATGAAGCAAGAGATGGAAGCACGCCAGACCCTAATTCATTAGTAGGAGTACAAAAACTTGCAGCACTAAATTCTAATACAGCAACACGTCATATATTACAATCTAGTTTATATATAACTAAAACTATAGCTGAAGCTTTATCAATAAGAACAGCTGACATATTAGAATATGCAGATTTTAAAGATGAGTTTGCAATGCAAATTGGTAAATACAATGTTTCTATTATAGAAGAAATTAAAAACTTATACTTACACGACTTTGGGATATTTATAGAAATGTCTCCAGATGAAGAAGAAAAAGCAATGCTTGAACAAAATATTCAAATGGCTTTGTCTAAAGAAAATATAAGTTTAGAAGATGCAATAGATATTAGAGAAATCAATAATCTAAAAATGGCTAATCAATTACTTAAAGTAAAAAGAAAAGCTAAACAACAGGCAGAGCAACAACAAAAAATGCAAGAACAGCAAATGCAAGCACAAATGCAAATGCAACAACAACAAGCAGCTGCTCAACAGCAAATGCAACAAACACAGGCTGAGTTACAAGGTAAGATGCAGCTTAAACAAGCAGAGATTGGTTTTGAAATTGAGAAACAAAAAAATGAAGCTCAGTTAAAACAAATGTTAATGGCAACTGAGTTTGAATATCAAATGCAACTTAAAGGTATAGAACAATCACAGTTAGATTCTAGAGAACAAAATAGAGAAAAAGCTAAAGACAAAAGAATAAATCAACAGTCAAGTAATCAATCTCAAATGATAGAGCAAAGAAAAAGAAATAGTCCGTCTATTAATTTTGAGTCAAATGAAGATAGTTTAGACGGTTTTGACTTTGCGGAATTTGATCCACGATAATATGTCAGACCCAATAAAAAAAAAGAGAAAGAAAAGTTTAAGAAACCTTGAGAGAAATAAGTCTGGAAGAAATGCTACTGTAAAAATGGAGTTTTATCCTAATGAGCCTAAAAGAGAAAAGGGAGGGAAAGTAAATGAAAAAAAGAAAAGAAATTATGCTGCTCCTTCAATTACTTTCAAAGGTAAAGAAAAAGCTAAGCCTCAAAGTTTTAACCAGGCCTTGGCAGCAGGCGAAATGTATGAGTTTAAAAATAAACGAAAAGCCGAAAGATTTGCAGCAGGTAGTTGGAAAAAGGGAAAAGATAAAAGAGAAGCTATGAAAGCTTATAGGCAAAAAAGAAAGCTACAAAAATTAAATAAATAAGTATTAACTTTACAAAAATTAAATCAAATGGATATTAAAGTAAAAGAAGTAAATTTTGAAGAACAAAAGTCTCAAGCAGAAATTGAAGAAAAACTGCTTAAAGATCATGATGAAAAACAAAATGTTCAAGAGGTAGGTTCGGAGCCTACTGTTGAAGCTAAAGAAAAACCAGCAGAAATTGCTGAAGAACAAACTCCAGTATCAGAGTTAAATGATACAGATGTTCTTAAATATATTAAAAATAGATATGATAAAGACATATCTTCTGTAGATGAATTGTTTGCGCAAACAAAAGACAATGACGATTTACCAGAAGATGTGGCAGCATATTTTAAATACAAGAAGGAAACTGGACGTGGAATAGAAGACTTTTATAAATTACAAAAAGACTACGACTCTATGGATGGTGACTTATTGTTGGCTGACTATTATGGCGTGACCGAAGACGGTCTTGACGCTATAGATATTCAAGATATGATGGAGGATAAGTTTAGTTATGATGAAGACCTAGACGAACCAAAAGATATTAAGAAAATCAAGTTGGCTAAAAAACGAGAACTTGCGAAAGCGAAGAAGTTTTTTAATGAACAAAAAGATAAATATAAAGCTCCTCTTGAGTCAAGTGGGGGTAAGTTGTCTGATGAACAAGAAAAAAGTCTTACTGCTTATAAAAGTTACATAGAGGAATCTAAAACTGTTGAAGAGGCAAACGAAAAAAGATATGATTATTTCTTAGATAAAACTGAAAAAGTTTTTAACGATGAATTTAAAGGTTTTAAATTTAATGTCGGTGAAAAAGATATGTCTTACAAACCAGGGACAGCTCAAGAATTGAAAAACAAACAGAAAGACGTTAACACATGGCTT